ACACATGAATGAGAATACAACAATGATCCCGTTGTCAGTCACTGGTCGAAGGGTCATCCCCAACCAGTCTGGAGTAGCCAGTCCCTAAAGAAGGGTCCCCAGACGACAGCCGCAGGTCGACAAGTCTAAACGGCTTGACCTACTCCATGGAGAGGCCGCCACCGCGTCGAAATTCTTCCTGTTAAACCCGGCATTGTATTCCTGGTCAATCGATCCGCTCCCTAACGGACCGCCCAACCGTTAACATCTTTTAGTACAAAGTCCATTCCCGACCACCGGGATAATGAGAGTAGACGTCCCCTGAAATATTTATTTCAGGATTGAGAAGACGGTACTTTCTGTCCTCATCGATAACCCTGGTCGTGGCGCCCTCTCTAATCAACTCAACAAAAGATAACATCGTCACGTGTTCCTGATACGGACGAATCTTCTCAAGTTTCATCGGTTGAAGAGAGCTTTTCATGGCGGCATAAGATCTAATGTCATACATCCTCTTTAAGAATGCTGCCTCCTTTCTATGGACTTCCTTCGAAGCCGTTTCTTTATCTGCTACTCTAACACCGCCGATCTTTCTCGCGGTATGAGCGGCCTGACGGACCTCGGTATCAACTCGCTTCTTTTCCTCAAGAAGGTAATCCAGTGCACCCAATCCCCTAATCATGTAACCAAGGAGGGTCTTTCCCCCGAGCATGGTATGCTGTTCACGATTGAGCGGCTTAGGTCCGATCCGCGCTGGTACTTGGGAGTTCGAGTAATCGAGAGTATCCTTGATGATCTCTCCGACGATCCCGTCCGCTCGCTTCGAGCGCCTAAACCTACGCATCCGTTCTGTAGGAGTGCAGGCTAGGTAAGCAGCTTGTTTTCGCTGTTTAAGAAGACGGGTTTTCTTGTACTTTGGAAGACCATTAGGTGTCGATACGGCACAGAGCTTCTCCAAAGACGTCGTCGTAGGAACCGGCATGCCCGCTCCCCCAAGGGAGACCGGGAACCAGAGATTACAGTTCGCAGGCATTTCCTCAAGAACGGAATGGTGCGCTACCAGAAAGATGCGAAGCATCTTCATTTGATCTTTCTCCGGTATACCTCTTATTGCCTCATTTCCTAAACTCTCGAAATCAGTCCAATAAACGTCCTTCTGTTCGCCAGCGTCCATACCTTTCTTCACCTTGTGATAGAGTACGGACTGGTTCAGAAACCCTTCAAGTTTCCATAGGGCAGGACGTTCCTCCCAACTGATATTCTCGCACCAGTACGATTCGGTGCCCTCTCCACAGGTCAAGGGAGACCCGTGAATAGATCCACGTGTGTAAGTCCATGAGACACCGTGGGACGGAGGCCGGCGAAGTTCCGAGTTCATTATGATGAATTCACGCGAAGTGTAATTCTTCCCTAACGAGAACTCTAAGCCGCAAATACGGGTTACCTCCTTCCAACAGGCGTATTCCTCATCATTAGCAATAAAAGCTATGTCATCCCCATTCACTTTCATGGGATAGCTGTCAGAAAAGGACTGACCTAAAGAAACTAATGATGCCGCCGCATTAACAATGCAGAGGATAGGAAAAGACATGGGTGATCCCATCAACTGTCCCCAAGATTGCTTCACATCGCTGCCAAGCCGGGCCACCTCCTCATCAGAAAGATCTTCCGAGAGAATCTTGCAAATGGTGTCCACGGCATCGTTAAGATCTACACCTGGGTAATGGAGCATATGTTCCGTAAGGGCTTTACGACCTAATAGAAAATAGGGGGTATCGAAGAGAGGTTTCCTCTCACCCGCCCATTCAACATAAGTGTAATGACAGATACATTCCCAAGCATGCTGCGAGAGTATCGGATTAAGATTATCCGTCGCAGCCTTGTAGTCCCCGCTAACATAGAAATATCCAAGAGGAAGATCCTCTAAAGTACCAAAGGCCATCGACCACGATAAGTCGTCGATTGGGTGACCGATATACTCAAACATGGGATGCTTCTTCAAGCAACCATGCATGAACTTTTGGATTTCTATTGTACGGTAGTATTCAGCAGCTTGACCCTTAGTGATCATCCGCACTTTTAAGGGTTCCTTTATAGGACATGGAGTACAGTGGAGAGGTTCATCAAGGCGTGACAGCCAGGTTATGTCAACATAATCCTGGAAGTCTCGAACTAGACTCTCCCAATCATGGAAATAGAAGGACCGGACTTCTCCGGGTAAGTACTCCACCATCCCGAACAGGCAAGGTTCATGAACGACCGGGTTAAACCCCCGGGTTCTGACATAGTCCATCACCAAAGTCCCAAGACCACCTCCTGCTAAGAGACCATTTTCTTGACTGGCCCGCATGGAAGGTATAGGATCCCGGTGGACGAACTCCTTGTTCTTAAACACCTGTTCACAGATATTAGCAATCTCCGATTTGACACGTTGAAGGACAAACGTCTCATACATGCTAGAGTCCTCGAGAGGTCGAGTCAGAGCTTTCTTATGATCTTCGAAAGCTCCTTTTATGAAATCGTCGTTCGCTGGTGGCATGCCTAACTTGGACATTAGGATATCATACGCACAGCGACGGCAAGACCAATTTCCTGACCGACCACGACTCATCACTTGGCGAATGACACGACCAAGTTGACCGCCGATGAGACCCACACGTTGGGTACCTAAGCTATTTAAAGTAACTTCCCCTTCCTCACTATCCTTATAGGGCGGGGGGGGAAGCTCGGTTTGTCCGAGAGCATAAGCGAAAATGTACGAAGTATGGAACTTAAGCCATTTCATGGCCGTTCCTTCCTTTGAGCGTTTCGCATAGCGAGCAATGAAAATTGCTTGCTCTTTCTGACAAGGACCGACGACGTAGGGGCATCTACCAAAAGATCTGTAGAGAGCCTCCCACGCGGTGGCCGCCCACGCTTCGTGATCGAAGGGTGGTGCCACGGGGGCCTTACCCCTCCTTGTTTTACAAGGGAGTAAGGTCGGGGGTGCACGGGAATTCAAGAGCGAGCCCTCTTCACCCGAGGAATTCATACTCGGCGAAGGAGGGGGAGCTTTTGGGACTAGCGTTGCATCCGGATGTACGCTATCAGAACGAATACGGCAGTTTGCTGTCTTTGTTTTGGTACTCATATAGGTAAAGTAAC